TTTAATCCATTCTTTATTAATTAATTTAATACGTTCTAATAAATCTAATGCAGATTCATTTAATCGTGTAATAGCTCCTTCAGGTGCTTTTTGAGGTACATTTACTATAGATTGAATTGTTGGTTTGAAAAAATCATCTTCCAACATTTCAGGATGGTAAATAGATAAATAAGTATATAAAGACTCATTTTTACCTAATCTCATTCTTCTAATATAATATTCTGAATGCCAAGCGTGTATTCCACTAGATGTTCCTAGAACTAATGATGTAGTACCTGATGGTTTAACTGTAGTAACACGAGCTGCTTTATTGATACCAATTATAGCTGCTAATCTTTCATTTTCATCCATAGCTACTTGAGCTGCTTCGGCCATATTTAGATTTATTACTTTCCCAGATGCTATTCCAGTCATACCAATTCCTAACAATGCTTCTTTTTCAGTTGTTTTTTTCCAAACATCTCTTAAATAGTGAAAATCAGTATATGATGCTTGTAATGTACCTATGAATGCTGCTGCTTTTGATCTTGCATTATATTCTTCTTGTGAATCAATATCTGATGCATTGATTTCACATAAGTTACAAAACTGATTTGCTTTTAAATTTATTTCAGCACATGGATTTGTACCTGCGTCTTTATCATTTGTAAAGATAAATCCTGGTTCTCCACTGTTACTTAATTCAATTTTCTTCCATAATTTAAGGAATGTTTCTCTATCTATTTTACTACGTAATAATACTGCTGTATTATTTGCTCTACCTCTTTGTGGATTTTCTTCCCACCAACTTCCAAATTTACAAGCTAACATATCTTCATCATCTAAATCGAATAATGAAATTAATGCTGCTCTTCTAATTCCACCTGATAAAACAGCATCTGCTAAATGACAAATTATATCATGACATTCTACTGATGTTAATTTCTCACCATCATTTTTTCTATCTAGAATAGCTTTAACATGAACTAAAGCAATTTTTAATGGTTCTGGACCTGGTGCTTTTCCTCCAACTGTGATCAATTGAGATCCTTTTGGTCTAATATCTCTAAAATCAAATTTAGGACAAGAAGCAATCTGACCAAAATATGACTTCATTAACATTCTAACTGCATCAGCCCATCCTTCAATAGAGTCACCTACTAAATATCTTTTAGATTTTAAAGGTTTTCTAATATCAGGTAAATTTTCTACGTGATGAGTTTGGACAGAATATCCTACTCCGCATCCTGAAAGTAATAAAAACATCACTTCAGAAAATGCTCTATGGTCATCTATAGGTAAATAAGCACAATTGAATATTCTTGCATTATTTATTTCAATAGGTTTTCCTGCAAATTGCATACTACGCATTGAAGGTAAAACTTTCTTATCATAAACATATTTATATGCTTCTTCAATTTCAGTTGCTAAATTAGGAAAACGTCCTAAATGCATTAATTTATTTCTTGTAACTAACTCATCCCAAGTCTCTCTACGTTCTTTTTCTGGTTGATATTTAGCGTATTTATTATATACTACTATTGAACTTAAAATCTCCGATTCTTTGCTTAACATACTTATCTTTCTATTTATTATATTTTATCTTTTAATTCAAAAAACTGTTTTTGTAAAAATTCTCTATCGAAATCGTCTATACCTGAGTTAAATTTAGTTGGTTTTTTATCTTGTTTTGCCATTTCTTCTTCTTCCTCTTCATCTAATTCATTTAAGAATTTAATATGTCCTGTAGACGTATCTATTTGCGAGTTAAAAGTCATACCATCTGAACCATATCTATTTTTCATAATATGAAAGCGGCCTGTACCATTAACTTTATCTTTTTTCTGTCTTGATAGAGACATTGCGAAGTCTGAGATCATCATCTTATCATAACTTCCTGCTGCTTTATCTCCTTCAATAACACTATCTTTTGCACCTGCTCTATTTACTTGAGATACACTCCATATAGGAAGTTTAAGTTCACGAGCCAATCCTTTAGTACTGATATAAATATCATCAATTTCATCTTTTCGCTCACGATTTTTTCTTTTTGATGAAAGTAAGTCAACGTAATCTATGATAATCAAATCTGGTTTAAAATCTAAATCTATACATTTTTTAATATGCGATTCTATTGTATGGATTGATGCTTTCCCCATTGGATATTCTTTGATAATCAATTTACCTTCTAAAACAGATGTAAATTCATCAATTTTATCTTTATGTTTGGTAATTAAATTAACTGGAATATTTGTGAAATATGAGTCATATCGTCTTCCTACATAACTTTCACCTAATTCTAAAGTGTAATGTACTACATTATAACCCATTGTTACAGCATGCGCTCCTAAGGCAACCAAACTCCATGATTTTCCACCTCCAGGGCCACCAAATATAATATTAAAGTCACCTTGACCAATTCCTCCCTGCAATAATTCATTTATTTTATCCCAAGGTGTAGCAATTGGACATCTATCATCTTCTCTATATCTAGATTCTGTATCTTTGTTATACTCATGTCCGATGTTTTTATCTTGACCTGATCTTAAAGCACTATCAACTAATATTCTAATTGAATCGTAGTCTCCTGCTTTTAGTAAGTCAACTGAGTTAAGTAATGCTTTCTTTAATTGTTGATTTTTACAGAAATTGGAAAATTCTGTTTTAATATAGACTAAATCAGACTCATCTGATGCTCTATATGCTTCTTTTAATTGTTCTTTAATAGATAATTGAAGTACTTCATTCTCAACCTTCTTCATTTCAGTTTTTAAAACATCCATTGTTGGGTTGCAATGATATTTACTATAGTATTTTAGTACTTCATCTACAATCCACTTATGGGAGGCGTTTGGGAAGTACTCTTCTGTTAATATATCATTTACATTTTGTAAAAATGGTTTATCAGTTAATAATGCTGATATTACTTTAGTTTGGAATGAAATTCCATAACTTTCTAATGCTGATAATGTCATAAACTTTATTTTTATTTTGTTTTATTATACCTGTCAATTCTACCCCAAATGTCTTTAATCCAATAATCTATATTCTTTAAAACACTTCCTAATCCGTCTTTATGATATTCTCTTAATAAGACTTCTGCATTTAACTTATATGGAGGATCTTTAACACACTCTAATATAAGTCCTTTTTCTGCTTCATCAAGCATAGGATTACTTAAATCCATAATCTTATGAGCTTTTCTTAAATTGTCAAAATTCTCTAATGCTCTACAATATATAATATGTTCTTTAAATTTCAAAGCGCAAATATCATAAATATGATCCATAGATAATTCTTCCGAACCTAATACTTCAGAAAATAATTTTTCAAATTTTCCTTTTCCTAATCCTTTAACTCCACCTACTTTATCAGAACTGTCTCCCATTAATGTTTTATATATTAAAAAATTATGAGGATAAACACCATATTTCTCTTTTACTAATTGTGGTGTATAAAATTCTTTTTCCATAGACCTATAAATGATAACGTTATCATCTACTAATTGTAGAAAATCATTATCTGCTGATACTATGTAAGCTTTATTTTGCTTATTTTTGGTAAGTTCCTTACTTAAAAACGCTATAATGTCATCTGCTTCAACTCCATCCATAGATAGAATTTTTACAGGTAAGCATTGTAAATAATGGATTAAATGGATTATTTGGTCTGTTTTAGATTCATTTTCTGTTTCTTGTGATTTAAAAGCAGTTTTATTTACTCTTAATACACTTCGACCTGATTTGTATTCAGGAAGTAAGTTCTTCCTGTTTATGGAAGAACCCACTCCATCAAATACAATATAAATTGATGTTGGTTGTAATTGTTTAACTAAAAAACCTAACGAACGTAAAAATCCACCTAATCCTCCTATATGAACCCCATCAGTATTTATAAAATTTAATACTGCAAAGTTTCTTAAGAATAGATTTAAACCGTCTATAATTAGAATTCGTTCTCCTGATTCTTCAGGAGTCTGGTTCGTATCGTCTTCTTTAATATTATTAAGAAGTTTAAGTAAATCTTTTTTATCCATAACTAGTCTTCTGATTCTATAACGTCTGTGACATCCATTTTTTCATCCCACTCACTATTGTCTTCAATAGTCTTATATTCACCTTTTCCTAATATACTAGCCCATTCACTTGAATGTTCTTTCTTATATTTTTCAATGGCTTTTTTATCATCATCAATAAAACCATGTACTGTACTAATTACTGTACTTTTAGTTGTAATACCATTAATGTGATTTTTATCACAGGCTACTTTCGTTCTTAAAGCGAACTCAACATCTTTCCCATCTTTTTGGGCTTTGATTTTTGATGTTCCACTATTAGTAACATTTCCAAAAGTTAAACATATTGACGTATCCCAGAAAAATGTGTCTCCATTTTTGTTAGTCATTCTAGGTTGTGAAAATATATTTTCAGCTGGCGCTACTCCTGTTTTGTTGATAATCAAGAACGTATTAGTATATTTACTTTCTTCTTTTCTTGATAACATAATCCTTTGATTGATAAAGTTACCAAATTGAGTAGCAACTGCTCCTGCATTCCACATTGGATTGTTGTTACTTTTTTCAATACTCATTCTACATGGTATAGAACCTACTGAATCCCACATAAATAATAAATCATAAGGCAAATTTCCTTTGTCTTGTTCATTTAATATATCTTGGATAAAATCAGCTACGTCCTCAATAGAATTTAATTTTCCTCTATCTTTATAAATAAAGAATCCTTCATAATCTGTTACTTTACCATCTTTATCTTTTACTTCTTCCATTTCGAAACCCATTGTTCTCCAGTGGTCCCAACTATGTTTCATTTCGGTAATAATAAGAATAGGTAAAATTCCCATTTTTTGAGCTGATACTACTGTTTCAATAGATGTAGTAGTTTTTCCTGTATTACTTCTTCCTCTAACCATGTTAACGTGACCGATCCCAATTCCTGGGATCGATAACGCGTCTTGCATGGCTTGTGAAAATGGAATCCATTTTTGTTCTTTGAATTTTACATTACCTCCTAACGATTTCTTCTCCTTGAAAGCATTTAAATCAAATTTAGATTTAAGTTCCTTAGAGACCGCTGCCATTAGTGAAGTTTTTTCACTTGCTTTAGTCATTTTTAATAAAATTTAGTTGTTAATTAAAACGGTAAATCGTCTTTTTCTACTTTTTCTTCTTCAAATAAAGCATCGAATTTATCTGCTTTTGTTGCTTTAGAAGCTTTTGGAGTTTTAATAGCATAATTTGGTTTTACTTCCTCTTTTGCTGTTTCAACTTCTTCTTCTTCAGTTTCTTCAACTTCAGATTCATCAGTTGGGTCTAAAAAGTTTTGTAAAATTTCCTTCAATTTATCAAATTCAATTTTACGTTGAATAGATAAAATATCTGGTTGTTCAGTTAAAAACGTTTTGATTTCTGCTGCTGTTGGAGCTAATGCTGATGTTTTAGGTTTAATACGAATAGATGATTTTAGACCTTGACGACCACCAATATCACCTGTTACTGTTTCTAGTGTAAAATCACGACCCTCAGCGATGTCTGTGTAATCACCATAATCTTCATCATCTGCAATACCTAATAATTGCATATAGATTTCTTTACCAAATTCCCATAAACGAACTCCTTTGTCTTCTTCACCTCTAACGATGATTGGAGCAAATACTCTCATTTTTGGTTCTAATTTTTTCCCTAATTTCCAACTTTCTTTGTCATTTGCAGCAAATAACTGTTTTGAAAATTCTACAATTGGATCTTTTTCACCCCAATTTGTAAGAGCGTAAATTGGGAATTTTCCGAAACCATAGTGTACAAATACTTCCTTGAATGGGTTGTTTTTGTCATTTTTGGATGGAACAATTCTAATTTGGAATTTACCTTCTGATTTTGGCTTCCAGAGAACTTTTGTGTAGTCTACTTTCTCTTTCTTTTGCCCTTGTGTTTGTAAAGCGCTTAGCTTTCCCTTGATTGATTTTAAATCCATGACGATTTTTTATTTATTGGTTATTATTTACTTATTAAATATACTACTTTTTCTTTTATAGGCCAAATTAGCTTTTTAAGCTTTTGTAATGCCTCTCTTTTTCTGTAGTGTGACTCGAGTATGTTCTTTTACCGGTTATAAATATTATAAATCTATGATTTTATATATTTTTGTGTTAAGTTGTTTTACTTCTCCTTGTTGAGTTAGAAGAATACAATTTCTATAGTTAGGCCATTCTATTTTAAATGACGAATCCATTTCACCATTATTTAATTTTTTAATTAAATCATTAAGTGCATTAATTGTATATAGAGTATTAGATTCTTTTTTTCTATGAACTAAAATAGTATTTAAAGGTATAGTATCAATATTTCCCTGCTCTACATTATAAGTAACAACATATTCGTTTGTGCTCTTAATAAAAAGAACAAACATTTTATTGTACATAATACTGTATGTAGCTGATAAATTGTGAATTAATTCATCAATATCATTTTGTTGGGTAAACGTTGCAAATAACCTGTTATTCATATAATCAATCGGATTTTTATCTGTTATAAAATCGTACTGATTATAAATATCGGCTTGGGGTTCAAAAATGTGTCTTTCCATAATTATTGTAATGGCATCATAGTACCATAGTTTTTTCCTTTAGTTAACTTAATTTTTAAACCAAAATTTGTAAATACTTGTTTAATATCTTCTAATATGTTATCTTCCTTACTATAGTCTATTAATATCGAATCGTAAGTGTATAAAACGATATTTGAATGTTTTGATTTAAGTAATTTAAATATCTCCCATAATATAACAACATTTGTTGATGTTTCCAAGTTTTGAAGTAAATAATTAAAAAGTTTATTTGGATTAAGATCTTTTAATTCTTTAGTAAACCTATGCCCTGATCTGCAACATTCTATAAAACCATGTTGTTTAAATGATTTCCATAAATCATCTATATATTCTTGTATTAATTTAAAGTATTCAATATGTTTATATTCTTTATATACTCCCCCATATAGTTGTCTAAACATTAATATTTTAGCTTCAGATAATTCTATACCTGCTTCCCTTGCAAAATATTCATATGGTGTTTCATCTTTAAAATCAAAACCAAATAATTGACCTGCTAATGTTGGATGATAAGCACTTATATCTATCTCTATAAAATAATCATTTTCAGGTATGAACGCTTCGCGACATCCGCTATCTTTTGCTAATGCTGCAAAATTGATACCATTAAAACTATTGGAAGGTCTACCTGTGGTTGTATATAAATTATACCGAGAATAAACTGTGTTATCTGATATTGAAAACGCTTCATCGTTGATTTCATAAAATTTATCGAATATTGGTTTATCGATTTTTAAACCGTTTCTTTCAATTGAAAAGAACGTTGTTGTTAATTTATTTGTAAATTTTGAATTTTCTGTTTTAACACAATAATCCTTAATTTTATCAAATATAAGTTCACATTTTTCATAATGTTTAACTAATGGAATAATTGTGTTTAAATTTTCCAAACTACTAAATCTTGAATAAAATACATCATATGCTGTTGTTGATGGCTCCGTATATTCAGGTATTCCAAAAGATATATCTATTAAATTAGTTAATGGGAAGAAATATATAAATTTTTTCCTATCTCTTACATATATTTCACTAAATGAATGTAGTAATTTAGAAACATCAGTTTTATTTAAACTTAATGATTCATTATGATCTAGACATATAATATATCCTTTATCTTTATTTAAAGGTTTAATATATAGTAAAGATATATCATTTAATGAAGGATGAACATTATCATTATAAAATATAGGTTCGATAAATACTTTACCATAGTCTATATTTTTAAAATCTTCTAATTGTTCATTATTTTCTATAATGTAAAACATAACCTTTTATTTTTTATAAGATAAATATATTAATTTTATTTTTGTAAGCCAAATTTAAAAAGCCCCCAGATAGCGAATTTGGAGGCTTTTAATAGCCGAAGCTATAACGGTCCTAAGTCCGTATATCTTTATTTATTATATTTTATAAAATCGTTTTTTAAATATTCATTGAATTTTAGTAAATTTTGTCTACTTGATATTAACTCAACCATATTTCTGTTTATTATAAATATTTGAGTTTTATTACCTGTTAATATCCAAGACAATGAAAATGGTTGATACAATTGATATAAAAGTTTTGGATCTTTATCTACTAATCTAGTATATGTATCTTTATCAATTTCTAAATAAGTTAATTCATTGGTTTTTTTACAGAAATATCTAGTAAATTTTCCATCATTATAATCTTGCAATGTTGGTAAATTAGGAGAATATTGAGGTAACAAACCTGGTGCTGTAGGTTGAGTTAGTCTTAAATATACTAAATTATCGTCTTCCTGTTGGTTATAATATGAATTTGTATTTTTTGATACAGTAGAAGTAGGTAATGTAGTTTTTGATTCTGGTGAAAATTTTATTAATTTTTCAACAAGAGTTTCTTGAGGATTTTTACCTGTAAAATATTCTTCCTTAGCTGTTTTCCAATAAAATCCAACATATGGTTTTTTAGATGAATCTAAAACGAATTCATCACCATTGGTGTGAAGATCAGTTGTTATTTGAGATTTAGGATAATACATTATGATTGAACTTGTAAGTGAAAATGACCTGCTGTTGCTGCTGATGAAGGATTAGTATATTCATTTATAAATTTAAATGCTGGGTTTTTAATTTTATATACTTGTAAAATATTAGTTACTTTAGCTAAATCACTTGATGATTGAGGTGTTATAGTAAAATCTATAGCATCTCCTATTTTATGTTTTGAATTATATTTTACTCCTTTATGATAAAAATCATTACCCGATGATACTCTTATTTTTAATGCAGGTAATTCTGTTTTAATATTTTTTAATACTTCAGATGATGCGTTATATATACTTTCAGTAATATCCCCTCCTGAATCTATTTCTTTTCCTTTTTCTATATATCCTAATTGTGTAATTACTTCTCTTAATTTATCAGCCCAAACACCTTTTGTTGAAACACTTGGATCTATCCAAGGAGTAGATTCTTGCGTATTATTACCATCTGGTCTTATAGCTTCTCCTGTTGTTCCTGTATAGTTTCCTTTTGAAATACAATATGATTCTATTTTAGTAAACCATTTATTGTTTGATATTTCATGAGCCATATTCTTAATCAAAAACTCTACATTGTTAGGATAATTTGAAGGTAAAAAAGATGTATTTACAGTAAACTTTTGATTTATTTTCATACCTGATAATCCATCCATTGTTAATGATAAATTAAATGGTATAAAACCTGTTCCTAATGCTATATTATTTTGGTAACCTTTTGGGTTTAGTTGTTTTTCTCTTGCTTTTAAAAATTCTGTATTTACTTGATTTAAGTTAGGTAAAGTTGTTTTGTAAGTATTTACATCATCTTCATTATATGTTTGTTCTCCTTCAATACTCAATGTTTTTAAAAAATTAGTATATTCAGCATACATTACTTTATATTTTTCTTGTAAATTTTGAAATGCTGTTTTATCTGCTGCTATTTTGACTACTATATCTTTAGCATTTGGTTGTTTAAAATTACCATTTACCATTTTTGTTTTATATCTATCTTCTAAACCTATGTTTATTTTAGATAAAGCAGTACTATCTTCTCCAACTACACTTCCTTGTGCTGCTGCTCCTACAGTTATCATTGTAGAAAATTGTGGTGTTAATTCAGTTTTAAAATCAAAAGCCTTAATAAAACCTGCTGTCGTATTTTTAGTATTATATCCAAACAAATCAAATTCTACTAATTCAGTAGAAATAGGTTCATCAACATTTGAACTAACATCGAAAAAGTTTAATATTTCATCTTTATGAGGTAATGGGTTTTTATCTATAATTTTAACAGTGTTAGTTGTTTCATCAATAAACACATCAAAATCATTTATTCCTCCTAATGCTTCATTTATTCCACTCATTAAATCTTTTAAAAAATCAATTAAAACTACTGTTTCTTGACCTTCTAATTTACTTAAAATAAAAGTAAAATTTAAATATATATTCATTATCTTACCATAGTCTACATCTTTGAATATAGTTTTAAGATCACTACTTATAAAATCATCTGCTGGTGAAGTAAATTTAATTTTTTCCCCACTTGTAAAAGCTAAAGTTCTTTTAACAACGCACACCATAGGGTCTACACTTACTTGTAGAGGATCTACATACATTAAATTAGTCTCTGTATCTGTATTAAAAAATAAAGATGGAATGTATTTTCCATTATTATCGTAAATCTTAGGCATTATACCATTTTGCATGTATTGAAGAAATGTTCCTAATCTTACATAATATTGAGTATCTTCCCCATTCCACTCCATACTAATAGCATCAGCTGGGCTGTAGGTGAATGATGAAGGGTCGAAATTTGTTAAGTCAATTGTTACCATTATCTTCCTGTAAGTCTAAGTAATGCTTGTGTTGTTAAAAGAATTTCCGCCTCTGTTCGTAATGTCTGTAATTTTTCTTCTTCTAATCTTTGGGCATCATTAATGTTTTCTTGAGTTGTACTTATTAATGAAATAAATTTATCTTGACCGTTTAATGTGTTTTTAGTAATATTTAATAAAGATTTTAATTCCCATAAAAATGTTCCTATAGAAGTTTTTGAAGCAAATGAATCTACATATTCAGCTGCATTTGTTACTTTATTTATTTCTTCTTTATTTTCTTTTGGTTTTATACCTTTAAATGTTTCATTATTTTCTAATAAAATATTTACTTTTAAAGATTCAATAATATCTCCTACACTAGATAAATCTACAGTTATATCATAACTTCCATCTGCATTAAATGACCAATGGAAATTAGTAACTTTGCCTAACATAGCATCATAGTTACCTGCTGAGTCTAATCTGTTTTTATGGATACGTTTAAGAAAACTTGCGTAACTTAAATCTCCATTCATAAATTTAAAATCTAAACTATCATTTGGATTAGTTTCTAATGCTCCTTTTTTATCATAGTACATAGAGTTTCCCCATTCTAATAAAACAGTAAAACCTAATCTTAAATATAAAACATCTATAATTTCAAATTGAGCTTTATTCCATGCTTTAATTTTTACATTAGCACGTCTTAAAGATCCTCTATTCTCATGAGTAACAGAAACTGATTGGATACCCATCATTGGGGTAATACCAAATTCATTTCCTCCTATTCCATAAGCACCATCTGGTCCTATTCCACTTCTTGGATTATTTGTAGAACCATTTCCTCCATCCTTTGCTCCTATATACTCACTAGTTCCATTAAATAAAACATATTTTCTAGATAAGGCATCTCCTTTTAATCCTATTTGCTTTATAGTTTCATTATTTATTTTATCTAAGTCTTGTACATTAACAGAAGATAACATCTTACACCAAGAAGTATTTGCATTCAGATAGATAATTTCCTCAGGAGTTCTTGTTGTTGTAAAACCAGAACCATAAGCTTTCTGCCTTGCATTTACTTGGTCTATTATTTCTTTAGGAAAACCTTCACCGAATATATTCATTTTATAGACTATTTAAAACCTTAAAACTATTTAAAACATTAGGGTAATTTGCAGGTATTCTAATTTGAATTCCTTCAGGTATCACTAATGAGTCTTGTGTTAAATCAGATGGTAAAGCTGTTCCTGCTATTGCTGTATTAGCGATAGAGATAACCCACCATAATGATTTATCTTTATAATACTGTAATGCTAAAATATCAAACCTATCTCCTTGTGTTGAATAAACATAAATATCATTTTCAGACATAGGAACCTCTGGATAACGTGTTGTTTGATAACATGGTTTTCCATTTACTTTAATAAGAGGTATTGGTTGATATCTATTCATAATTATTATTTGCTCCGTCACTCAATGCTATATATCTACTTGAACCATTTACTTCTTTTTGTAATCTTGGTACAAAATCATGAATAGGTATAAAATTAAATCCTGTTACTTTAATTAAATGAGGCAACTCTTTAACAGTTGGATCACTAAGACCATCATCATTTATTCCTATTTCCCAAGTAGCATTATCATCGTTCATTTCATATTGAAAACCGGTTATTATACCTGGTTGTTCGTAAAAATATCCTCCAACAGTTAATGTAACTATATTACCTCTCATATAACCATGATCACTATAATTAGGTGTTACTATAGATGCTAAATAGTTTAATTTTTTATACATTGGTATTAACTCAACTTTTGATTGAGCTGCTACTGTCCAAGATAATGAAACTTTTCTATCAAACCCAGAGTAAGTATAGAAGTTTTCACCTCTTCCTACGTATTTTGTAGAATTCCATTCTGCATTATATTGATCTGAAATTGAATTTAGAAATGCTCTAAAATGGATGTATGTTTTTGTTCCAACATTATCATTTTCCATACCCATTATTCCTATTCTGAATTTAACTAAATCGTTTGCTTCTTTTGGGTTTTGTACTGATTGAGGTTCTAACTTATTTAATTCATCATATGAATCAGCACTTGCTGCTCCTGTTTCATTGTATCCAAAAGTATATGATGTTAAATTTTTTCCATTTTTATTACCTGGGTCTCCTAATTTTAATCTTGCCTCAACATTCTTTTCTGTATAGTTAGGAGCTTTTGTAATAGCTTGATTTCTTTTTCTTAATAATACTCTAAAATCACCTGGTGTTGTAGTAGCACCTTTTGAACCATCTCCAATATGAAATGAAGATCCATCTTCTGTTTTTTCTGTATTTATATCTACTAATTCTTCAGCAGTATAAGTGATTAGATTGTTTTTAGGGTCTAATGGTACTGGAGGAAAATTAGGATTACTTGATTCTTGAGAATATAAACTTCCACTGTAAATTGAAGGGTAAGTACTTAAACCTAAAAAACGTTTTAAATTTTCGTATGGATCAATTGGAATGGATTTATGATCTCCTTCATATGTTAAATATTCTCCCGATGTTAATCTAGTTGTAGATTTTTCTACTCTAAAAAGTTTAAGTACATCTTTAAATATATCTTGTTTAAACGATGCTGCGTTCTTCCCTGTTCTTTGATCTGCAAATCTAATATGTGTTCTTCCAATACCTAAGATTGAACCAGGTCCACCAGAATAATTTAATATTTCTTGTGGATTAGAAGATATTCCTGTTAAAGGATTAGCTACTATTTCATTGTATATTTTAGAGTCTGCTAGTAATACTAAACGATTACTTTCTGAACCTAAATAACTTCTAACTTTTTCACGTCTAGCTTCATCTTCATATTTCCCAATAGAAAATGGACTAAAACCTGATGGATCTAAACCTTGTTTATTAACGTGAATTCCAAAAGCATTACCTGCTGCTTGAGTTAAAGTACTTATTGGAGTATAAATTCCTTCATTCAATATTAACCCACTTGTTTGTGTACGAACTGCTGTTCTTGATAGCAAATTTTGTTTAGCTATGAACAACAAACCACTAGGATTTCGTACGTCTAAGAAATATTTCCCTAAACGTTCTACATCCAAAATAGAATTAGTAATAGCTTTACTACCTCCTCTAAGTAAGAAATCTTGATCTATAACACCAAAATTTGTTGGGATGAAAGTTTGTACATACGGCTGATTTGAAGAGCCTCCACCTGGTCTATCATGACCAAACTTATTGCTCTTTAAATTAGTTGTTAGGTTTATAAGCCCCATTATCCTGGTAAAGCGTCAGTGTATTTTGGTGGTGTTAAGCCATCTAAATCTAACACTGAAGGTGTAGGTAAAAGATTTAATACTCCATCATTATATGCTTGATATTCAGCATTTACTGTAGCAAAATCTGCTCCACTAATTGAATAATCATGCATCTTAGATGTATAAGTTGCTAACGGATTTACTGCTGGAGTTGCTCCATTCCCTACTGATAGAGGTGATCCGTCTGTTATTAATTTGTCTAATAGTCCCATTTTGTTTTTTATTATAAATATTGGTTATTATTGAGTTTTATAAGAGTTCATTGCTAATGAAGTTCCAAATTGAGAACCGTTCATACTGTTTTGAACTGTTATTGGTTTTTTGTTTTGTTTTGATGTTTCTTGACGTAATGCTTTAAGTTCATCTAGTAATGGTGATAGATCTTGTTGTTGTGTTGGTGATGATTTAGAAGATGATTTTTTACCTGTTGACATTTTAGATTCTGGAAATGCCATTAAGCTATCATTTTTACTTAATTCAAATAATCCTCCCTCTTTAGTTGATACTTGTGTTTTTCCATCTGCTGGGGAATACATATCTCCTGCTGATTTAGCCGAACTCATAATGGCTGCTGTAATTATTCCCCCTAATGCTAAACCAGCTATACCTCCTGTTAATAATGAAGCAGGACTACTCATTGCTGCTGACCAACCTTTTGCTATTGCTGCTCCTATTTCTAAACCTCTAATTATTTTAATTACACCTGCTAATTGTCCAAATAATACAATCATTTTAACTATTTGAACCCCAACTAAAAGACCTATAATAGCTTGGATAACCCCAAAATGACTAGCCATTTTAGCTAAAAATTCTAATGGTCCAGCTAAAGCTTCACCCATTTTTTCAATAGATTTATTTATACTATCTTGAACTGATAAACGTTTCATATCACTTAACTCTACACCTGCTGCTTGAGCAGCTGCTTCAGAAGATAAACCTTTTTGTATTTGTTGAGTATAAACCATTTTTGCTAAAGCATCTTTACTCATACCAATAGATGTTGCTATTGCTTCTCTTGATATCCTATTACCTTTAAGATAACCATTGATTATACCTTCATTATTTCCTATTTCTTTAGTTAAACCAGCTATGTCATCATTTATAGCATATAATCTAGCTTTTTCTAAATTTAATTGTTGACCTGTAATAAGTTCTGCTGAAATCTCATCATTAATAGATGATTCAAAATTTAATAATGCATCAGCTGATGCATTTACTCCTTCTAATGTTAAACCTAATTTTCTAGCTTCTGCTGCTGCTGCTGCTATCTTTTCTGGATTTCCTCCAAATGTCATAGATATGGAATCTGACGTTTTAGCTACATCTTGTAATACTGCTTTTGCTGATATAGCTGATTTATTGGTCTTATTAAAGTTACCAACAATTTTAACCATATTTTCACTAGTTTTAGTTAATTCTTTTCCTGAAACTTTAGACAATATGGCTAAACGATCTGATTCATCAACACTTAAACCTATTAAATTAGTTAACTCAGCTGCTTCTTGTAATGTTGCAGGAGTAAATATTAAAGTAGCATTCATACCTAACTCTTTAGTTAAGCCTATTGCTTGTTTAATATAGTCTGATGATGATATCAAACTCATATTTAATGTGTCTACATGTTTGACAGTTAGACCAGTTTCATTTTGGAATTTTGTTTGGGCTTCATTTAAACTAAAGAAACCTTTAATCATTAACGCAATGATACCTTGTATCATATTAGATGTAGAAAGCATAGATTTAAAATTATCTGCTACTTTTCCTGTTAATGTTCCCCAAACTTTAAAATCTTTATTTCCTAATCCAGCAGCTTCTTGTGCTTCTTTTTTAGTTTCAGATAATGCCTCAGCAAATCCTAAATTAGGCATTCCTAATTTTTGTAATGCTTTATCTATACCCCCTAATAATTTAGGTGTAACACCTAATGTTCTATTTACACCTTCATCTACTTTTGCTATTCTTTGAAAAGATGTAAGTATCTTATATGCTTGTTTAATTTGATCTTCTATAGCGTTACGTTCTTGAGAACCAACAGCATGCTGTTGTTTTATAACTTCTAATGTTTCTATTCTTTGTTTAGTTTCGAATTTTAATTTAGCTACTTTAGTTTTATCAAACTCTGTTTCTCCTCTTCTAATATTTAAAGTATTTCTAGCTATATCTGATAATTTATTTAGTATAGATTTTTGATCTTGTAAATATTTTCTCCCATTACTTAATTCATTAACTGAATCTTTTAATGAATCTGAAATATATTTTAAATTGTCTCTAACAGCATCTACAGAGTCTCCAATAGAACCATATAATGCTTCGAATCTTTCAAGTTGTGCTCCTTGTTGAATAAGAAGATCTAATTGATCTTGGAAATTTTTTCTTGTAGCAGAAGATAGGCGGGTTGATTTATTTAATAAATCTTCTATATCTTTTTTAATATCAGCCATTTAAAATTATTTATTATAAATATTGGTTATTTATATTTAACTACAGGTTTAGATGGATTTTTCATTGCATCGTAATTTCCTCTATTAATTTTACCTGATGAATCTATTATATTAGTAGATTTTCCACCTTGCGCATCTTCGTGCGCTTTAGCTTCTTCTTGATAAAATTCATTGATTTTGTTAAATGTAAATTGACGTAGCCAGCGAGGCATGTTATATACTGTTACCCAGTCATAACCGCCTTTACCGTGAAATACAATTTCGTGAATTTGTGTGAATAAATTTTGTCTTGCAATAGCTGCAGTACTAGAAGTCAGGCCAAAAAAACTTAACCCCAACTGGTATATCGATTCGAGTTGAACCGTCTTCGGGAAAAAAAGTCAGATCTACGTCTGGCTGTGTTTCTCTAATATGTTTTCTTAGCTCGCGTGAATCACGAGCTAACAGTCGTTTATCTACAAACTCTCGAATATCTTTTCCTTCTCGTTTTCCATCCACTGATGTAATCATATATTTAAGACGAGTAGACAGCTCAGGAGAACCGTTTCTATTAATTTTTTTAAGACCATCTAATTCTGCTTGTATCTTTTGCTCATCACCATGAGTTAAAATTTTATAAGTGATATTTACGTTAGTAGATGGTAGAGTATAAGAAAATTCATTTACTCCTTTAGTTGGCATATCAAATGGTTTATTATCTATTTTAGATAAATCTACTGTATGTTCTACTCCATCAATTTCGAATGTATAATCTTTACCATATCCTAAAACACGTGCTGCAACCATAATTGCATTCTTATCTCCTACAACTAAATCACTGTATGTGATAGGTGATACAATTAATGATTGGAATAGTTTATCTAAAACTGTTCCATTAGCAATATATGATTGGTTAGTTAGAATATCTTCTTCTAATGCTCCCATATATTTCATTTCTACTTTTCCACTTGATAGAGGACTAGTTTCAGGGTAAATTAAGCCTTTTGATGGTAAATCGATTACTTCGGTTGGGAAGTCATGTTTTGTAGGTTCCATAGATTTTATTTATTGTAACTTATTTGTTCGTATATAAATATACAAAAAAAAGAGAACCTATCCAAGTTTAAGTAAGCTCTTGTTTAAGTATTTCTATTATTTGTTGTGGATTATTGTTAATATCAGTTTCCCAAAATCTAAGTAATTTAAAACCGTTATCTTTAACCCATTGATTTTTAATTTGATCACGTTTAAGATTTTTCTTTTGACTATCATATTTTGGATCTGAAAATTTGCTACTTGGGTTACAATGCCAAAAATCTCCATCTACTTCGATTATAGTATTTTTTAATGGAATATAAAAATCATAAAAAGCTTTAATATCTTTAGCATAAAACCATTGGGTGTATTTTATTTTCAAATTATCTAATATTAATGCAAATTCTTTTTCTAATTTAGAAGTGTGATTTTGATCTGTTTCTAGTATCCTTTCAATAGCAGATTCACTCATTTTTTCTTTGGTTTTTTCTGAGTGTTTTCTTCCTATACCAAATCCTTCGGGTTTAGGTTTAGGGATACCTTTAGCGCCTTTAGATATATTTTTACCTAACTCAGGGTTTTTACGATTTTCTTTTACAGCATTTAACACATGGTTATATTCACCAGAAGCAAATTTAGCTTTACGTGTTGACTTAATTTTTTCTACTCGTTTTGGATTTTTAGGATCTCCAAAATAATTTTTATTTACTCGGGTTTGATGTCCCCTTTTAAATTTTCCAAAATCCTTTGAATTATAATCATAAACTGTTTTTTCTTCACAACCACATCCACATATTGGATATACCCCATTATATTTTTCTTGAATTAATTTTTCCGCGTTTTTCATAATATGATAAAAAAATGTCCGATAATAAATATCGGACATTCTTGTAAGATCACGGAGTAGATAACTGTATCCTCAAAAATTGAGAATACAATAATCCATTCCTAAGTTTACTGTAATTTCTTGTGCTGCGTTTTCATCATCCCAAGAATAATCACCAAATTTAGCTGATTTAATAAATGCACCTTTTAAGATCCATTCTCCAACGATATCACCAACTGGTCCTAGAACGTTGATAGTAACATCTTTCTTATAGAAATCTGAATATCCATCTCTTCCTGTTACAGATTCGTGATGTAAACGTACCCATTCCATTACTGCTTGAGCACCTGATGGAGTAATAGGGTTAAATAATGTCATTTCAACATCATCCCAAATCGCTTTACCTTTAATTTTACGGTAAATGTTGATGTGGTTTAATTTAATTTCATCCATTGTTACACCAACAGCTCCTACTTTCTTAATGATGTAAGATGGGATTCCATCTACATACATTATGAATCGGTTCTTTAATGTAGGTTCAAATGCTGTAAAAAATATTTCGTTTGGATCTAATATTGCCATTTTTATTTTGTTTTATTATAAATATTATATTTCTAAAAAATTACGCTGGGAAAGTAGCTCCAGTTGGTGTAATATTAAAGTCAAGATAAATAAATTCAATTGTTTTAGCTGGTTGAATATAAATTTGACCTATTAATTCTTGTCTATCAATAGTATCTCCTGTATTATTAGTGTCATCCATTTTCACTTTATAAGCATATAAACCTTGACGTTGTTGTACACTTGTTAAGAATGGATTCACTGCTGCTAAGAATTGATTTCTTGTAGCTATTGTGTTATTTTCGAATACTAAGTTATTTGATACTTGAGAAATATAAGATTTCAATTCAATCAATAAACGTCTAACATTTACTCTATCTAAAGCTGATGCTCTAGTTTGTAATGTTTTCTGTCCATAAACTACTATTCCTACTCCAGGAAATGTTGCAATTGGATTTACTTTTCCATTATATAAAGTATCACGATTAGCTTGAGATAATTTTTGTTCTACTCTAATTACTTGAGATAAACCACCTCTATTAATACCTGCTGGTGCGAACCAAGGTTCTGCTACTGAATCGTTATAAGCATATACTCCTGCTATTACTGTTGATGCTGGTACCCAAACTTGATTTCCTGTTCCTGGATCAATAATTTGACACCATGGCCAATAAGATGCAGCGTATGAAGTATTTCTTGTTGCTGCTTGTCCTACTACTGCTGTTATTGTTTTAGCATAAGCTACTGGGTCTAATATATAAATATTATCTCCTCTATTTTGAGTATTAGTTATAATTGAGCTAACTTGACTTGCAAAATCAGCATCATATAATCCAGGAGTTAATAATACGTTGAATTTATAATCATCTGTATTAGCTAACAAGTTAATCATGTTAGTATAACATCCACCTGTTAAACCTTGAGTATCAGTACTTGAAATATTTTGGTAAAAATTAGCTCCACCTTTTATAGTTCCTGTTGCTCCACCAAATGATCCACTTGCATTAACAGGTAATGAACCTGTATATATACTTTTAGCTACTCCGTTATTATCGAAATAATTTGGTGTAGTGTAATTTACTGTTTTTACTCTAATATAATTCGATTTATTAGAAAATGAACCACTAGTTTCAATTTGTATATTTGTTGAATTGTAATTTTCTGTTTGATCACCAATAACACGAGATACATAATTTGTTGAATTTGGATCTAATGATAAACCTGTAAATGTTTCTAATACTGTTGGTGTTAATGTATTATCATCTCCTCTTCTAACTAATAAGTCGAATGTTCCAGATGCTGTGTTTGAATTTACAATTTGCCATCTTACGTTATCTGCTGAACCACTAGCTAATAATGCACCACTAACTTCAGTACATGCACTGTTCATTACTGTACCCTTAGATAAAGTTTCAAAAACAACTGAATTAGAAGTAAATAAATTCGAAGCTGCTGAACTTGAAGCGAATGTATAAGATCCTGTTACTACTCTAGCTACTAATAATGATTTTCCACCATTGATGAAATAATTATATGCTGCTATTGATGTAAAATAAGAGTAAGTAGTAGAATCATTTATTCCTCCACTTACAAATGTACTACCAAATTTATTTGTATATTCACTATATGATGTAACTACTGTTGGGACTTCAACTGGACCTTTAACTGTTGGTCCAATAATTGCTGCTCCTACTGTAACTGGTCTTTTAGATACAAAAGATGAATCGTTTTCTCTTGCTAAGACACCTGGTGATATTAATGTTTCTGCCATTTTAGTTGTTTATGTTTTATTATAAATATGGTAAGATATTTTAAAATATTAAGCGCTTGTAAATTCTCCTTTTTCTAAATTGATAGCTCCACTTCCATAAATTAATTGAAGAGCTGTACCAATTTCGTTTTCTTCTGCGCGTAACTGTTTCAATTCTTCTTTCAAAAATTCTTTTTGTAAAAGGAATTCTTGAATTTTTAATTCATTTAATCCAAATTTTTCTATCAATTGGAGTGATTTTTCTTGAATTGATTTTAATTTTTCAATTTCTTCTGTTTTTAATTTTACTGTCATAGATTTGATTTTTAGTTATTATTAATTATGGTTCAATTGATGAAGGTGTTTCTCCTTCTATTTGTTCTGTTACTATTATTCTTGTTTTATCTCCTAATTTTTTTAATGATGTTACATCTTTTTGTAACACATCTGGTATTATATAACCATTTAATTTTAAAGTAAAAGTACTACTTACTGTTCTTTCTTCAGCATCAGAAATTTCTGTTTTCATATTGAAAGAATCAATCATTGCTTTAAATTGAAATCTTTCTGGATTTCCCCAGTATGAATCAGAAGCATATCCTATTGCTTCTACAATTTTATTTAATTGTTCTATATAATAAGTATTTATAGCACAACTATAAGTTACCATTACATAATCAGGTACTACAACAGCGTAACTTACTCTTTCTGGTCTTACGTTATTTAATACATCAAAGTTATCATATGAATTTTTAGCACTATAATTTTTTTTAGAAACAGAAATATTATGTGGGTTATTAGCATCTAATTTATTTGCTATAGTTCTCACTTTATCAATACTATCTCTCTTAATCATAATGATAGGCATCATAATTCTCCCTTGAGCATCTCTATAATAACCATCTTTTTGAAATGATTTCCATTTTTCAGGTGAACCATAGATAACAGGTACTTTTAATCTTTCCCCATTTTGAATAACGAATGGTTTAATCACATTTTCAAAGTAATAAAATATAGATTCATCTATATCTTGAATACCAATAGAAAATGGTTTTGTTGTATCTCCATTGAAAGAAACTTGATTTCCTCTGTTTATAGAGTTGGCTAAATTAGGATTACCATTTTCAACAAACGGTTTTTGATCGTTGGTTAAAAGTTCCTTTTGTGTTTTAGGAATTGGTTTTCTACCTCTTGTTGCCATTTTATTTTGTAATTAAAATTAAAGTATTAGATTCAGGTTTTTCAATAATTTCAAAATTACTTTTATCTATAAATTTATTCAAAGTTTGTCTATATAATCTATATCTAAGATCATCATTTGCTTCTAAATGGAATTCATTAAAATACTGTTTATAATATTTTAAAATTTCTTCAATAAAAATATAGATATATGTGTTAAATATTTTCTCATCATATGTTGGTGGTTTATCATATCTTTTTACTCCTTCATCATCTACCCATCCAAATTTAATTTCAGCTTTATTATCTCCTTTATATAGAGATTGATTTATTACTATAAAACATGAAATATTATCTTTACTTTTAAATACCCATATATTTTTTCTAGAATGTTCAAAATCATAACGATTTGATAGATTTACAGACTCAAACATTAATTCATAAGAAGATACTATTAATTCTTCTTTAATGATTTGTCTAAGTTCTGATTGTTTCATATCTTTTCTTTATATTTCCAGATGAATCCACCTGATGTTTTTTGATTACCTCTACAACATGCTCCTATATCTCCTTTTATAAATTTTTCTGCTTCAACAATTCCTTTCCATTCTTTAATAAAATTATCTTTTAAATCATATTGTAAAATTGATTTAAGATGAGTTTCTCTTATATTAACATTATGTTCATAAGATCTTGGGCCTTTTAATATTCCATGAGATTTATGATTTATACCTTTTTTAAAATTTAAATTTCTAGGTTTTCTCATTTTTTCACTAAAAATTAAAGGTTTAGATTTTCTCATCTTTTCTTTAGTTTCTTCAGAATGAAAATCAGGGCCCCCACCTCCTTTATTTTTATTCATCAATATAAAACCCAGAAATTTAAAATATCCAATCCAAAATATCTCTAATGATTTCCAATATTTTTTATCTAAACTTTGTACTTCATCTATAATTGAGTATTCTATTTGTTTACCAAATGTCTTTACATGATCATCTTTTCGTGAACTTTTAGTTTTACCTATGTAAATTTTATTCGGATCTCCATAACAATTTGTAACTAAATAAATTAGCGTCTTATCCATTTATTATAAATATTACAATCTTTGGCGAGATATATTAACTCTATCACCTGGGATATAATGTGCTTCAGCTATTACAGATACACTATATCCAAATTGGTCTAAATTTGGATTTAATGGATTAGGAGAATTATCACTATTATATGGATAGTCTGGATCTTTTCCTGCCCAAAATTGTGTTATATTTGTATTGTCAATTTCCCAATAACTTTCTTGATATAACAAAACATCTCCTATTTCTGGGTGGCAATTAGCATCTACTAAATCATCTCTTAAAAATGCAAATTGTAATGGCCAATCAAAATTTACTCCTAATTCACTTGTAGGTGAAGTAGTTCCATTAACTGTAATTAAAGCATTTAATAAAATAGGACCATCGAAAAATTTTCCTCCTGCTGCTTCACCATACATGTTTACTTTTGTTTCATTTAATTTAAACTTATAAAAAGCACATTGTTGGGTAATAATGTCTCCCATCAATTCTCTATTCATACGTCTTAGAAATGAAGCATCTCTACTAGATCCAAAAAGTGCCATTCTTATCCAATATATATTTGCATAGGTGATTTTCCAAGCTCATTTAAAGTAGAATCACTTTCTGCTGTTCTTCTTGCTAATAAAGCTTGTCTTGATGTTTCATCAAAATATGCTCTTAATCTTTCAATTAGTAAAGCTTTTTCTGCTGTTGCAGCTGATATTAAATCACCTTGATTTAGAGAAATTTCTTTACCTGGGATAGGAACTTGTTGATATTTTCCACGGATATATCCTAACATTTCTTTACATAAAGCTAAAGTATATTCAAATATCCATTGTCTTCCTATTGAATTTATTTGAGTATAATTTGGGTTACCATAATTAGCATTTGATACGTTAGTTACACTTCCGGGTGCTGCTGTAATAGCAGAATTTATTCTATCGTCTATT